AGCACGAGCATGCCGTTCGTCCAGAAGTCCGCCGCCGCCGTACCGTCGATCGTGATCGTTGAACCGCCCGATGCACTCGCGAGCGCCGTGATCGTGACATCCTCGGCGTGCGGTGTTGGATCGACGCCGCAGCTCGTGCCGTAGAGCGCGTACTGGCAAGTACGACCACAGAGTACGCGTGGGATATTCGTCTTGAATCGATGCTCGACTGTGGCGACGGTAATCTCGGCAACATCGCCCGTGAACTTGCAGGAAATCATTTCGCCGAGCAGCAACATCCGAATCGGATCGCCCGCCGTCTGGATCTTCCGAATCGAGCACGTCATCGCCTGGAAGCCTTGCACGAGCAACGCTTGGCCCAGCGGCGTCTCGAGAGCGATTGTGACGGTGATGCGAAGGCCGGGAGTGTCCTGCTTCTGCTCCGCGTCGCCGCGCATGATGTCGGCCGGCGTGTAGATGATGCCGTCGACCGTTTGCTCGGCGTCGTGCGAGGTGTAGCACCACGTTTCAAGCCCGCGCCGGAACGTGTAGAGCTCAACAGGCTTCCCCCCGGCGCGTTCGGCGTCGGAGAAGAGGGAGGAAAGGCGAGGCATGGATTACGACGACGGCGCTGCGTTCGAGTCCGACGTCACGCGGAGCGTGATGGACGCGTGGTTGGGATGGAACCATTCCGTCGTGATCGCGTCGTCGGCGAACCGACACCAGAGGAGCCGCGACAGCATTAACCCGGTGGCGACGCCTTGCCGATCAGAATCGCCGATGACGTCGGTATTGCCCGCAGTCCCGCCGCTTGAGAGGTTGTAGCCCCACAACACATTCCCGAGGACGTCTTCGATCACGGGTCCGCTGTGCGGTTCCCACTGGGTGAGGCACCACGCACCCCCAACCGTGCCAGCGCGATAGGCCGCGATCTGCCGATAGCCAAACCCGAGCGACCATACTTCGTCCTTGTAGCCCCAATCTCGCACGGAGACTTGCCCGCCCGGATGCGTCGCTGTGAACGGCGAGACGAGCGCGACGCCGTAGAAGTCGTGCTGGAATGTCGGGCACCAGAAGCCTTCATGTCGTCCCGCCTGATCCTCGACGAATTGCTCGAGTGTCCGCGCTTCCGCCCGCGTGAGGCCGTCGTAGCCGAGCGTAATGGTTTCCGGCCCGAGCGCATCGCGTACCGAAACGATCGCGAGCCCCGAGGGCGTCTCGGACGAATCGGCGGGCGAGTCCCATGAGTGCGGGCGGTCGCCATCGCTGTTCGGTGCGTAGGGGATCACCACGTTGCCGCGGTACGGCGTCGGGAGACTCAACATCAGCCGCCGCCGATCGGGAGCGGGTTGGTGGTCACGAGCTCCACGTCGCCGCATGCCACCGTGATCTGGAACGTCGTCGAGGCGGTGGCCGCGTACTCGCGCGCAGACAGCGTGCTCATATCCGGCGTGATCGTCACGTCCACATCATCAACCGCCCACGAGACGCGCGCGGACGGGATTGGGTTGTCTGCGGCATCGAACACGACCGCTTGGAGGGTGCGGTGATAGCCGCTCGGCGTCTCGGCGTACTCGCGACTGCGCCACACGCGGATGTGGTCCGGTACGGCGGTCGTACTCGCACCCGTGTAGCCCAGCGCCGCTTGGGGCTTGGCGTCGGTGAACGAGAGGCTAACGTCGGCGATGCGCGCCGAGCGCCACGTGACCGCGACCGGCATCGTGAGCCACATCGGACGCACCGGCACGACGCGCGTTCCAGCGATTGCGTAGCTATTGGTCGTGCCCGCGGTGAGGACGATCAGAGAGTCCTCAACCTCGGAATACGACACGACTTCGGCGAACTCTTCGGATCGCCAGAGCATCGCGTAGCCCGTGCCTGTGCCGTCGAGCGCGAAGAACGGGCGTGTCGTTGTGTCGAGTTCCACGATCGCATCGCCCGCCGTGACTGCCGTCGTCAAATCGGTGACGTCGCACCAGAGCGGGGCGTAGTAGAGAAGTGGGCGTGTTGCCGCGCGCCACTGCGTTAAGAGTCTGCCCGCGCCCATCTCCGTCAGGAATACACACCGCATGGCGAGCGAGATATTCGGATTCTCTCGGAGCCGAATGCGGACTTCTGTCCCGTCGAATGCGTGTTGGACGTCGGTGTTCGACTCGCGCGTGACCTTGAACGGCTCGGCCCAATCGTGCTTGAACGGGAAGAGTGTCGGCGCGAGCGTCATACGCCGAGTGCCGCCCTAAACTTTCCGGGGTTGTCGCTCATCAGCTTTTCCAGCGCCTTGATCCCGCCGCGCGTGGTGAGATGCCTGAGCACCAGCCCGTCCTCGAGTCCGAATGTGGCGTCGATGCCGCCTGACACCGCGGCACTCGATGAGCCACCGCTCGCGGACACGAGCCCGCCCGACGCGAATCCGGGGAATCCGCCAACCGAAGGCCGGCGCAGTGTCGGCATCCGCGCGCCGTTGATCGCGTTCAAGTAGTCAACGCCGACGCTCTGTACGGCAGCGGCGCGTACGACATACTCGCCGTGCGACAGCCGGGCCGGGATGGAATCGCTTGTGCCGGTGCCCGGACCAGAGATGTACCCTCCCTCCGCGAAGCCCCAGAGCGGGACTCCGGCCGACGCGAGCGTTGACACAATGCCACCACCGCCCACGGGGGCCAGCAGGTTGCGGATCTGCTGAATCGCAGCCGAGGCGATGATGTCACTGAGCACGCGCTGGAAACTCGAGACGATCGACCCGGCTAATTGCTTGAACGCGTCAGACAGTGAGTTGACGTGCGTGATGGTGTCGCCGAGGAATCGCGAGAGGTCCGATTGTGCGGCGCCGAGCAGCGTCTCCTTCAGGTTGGCGAGCTTGAGTTGCGCCTCCGTCACGGAGACGCCGACTCCCGCGAACGAGGCGCGGAACTTTTCAGCCGATTCGATGAGCGCGGGATCGCCAATATCGTGCGCGATCTTATCCATTCGATCCGCGATATTCTCGAGCGTCGGCACGCGGGACTTGTCGAGCGCGAGGATTTGGTCCGTCGCGTCACGTTCCGAGATCAATCCGAGGTTCGCCTGCAGTTGGATCGCCGCCCGCTGCCGGTCGATGTCCGCCGTCTCTTGGCTCGCGCGCTTCTCGAGTTGCGCGAAGTCGGCGCGCGCTTGTAGCAGATCGCGGAGCTGAGTGGCCTGTGCGGTGATGTCCGCGCCGGTGTGCCCGCCCTGCTGCTGCAGCGCGAGGACGAACTTGTTCACCTGCGTCGTGATCGCCTGTTGCGCGGCTGCGGCGTCATTGCCCTGCGCCTTCAGGATTTGCTCTTGGAATCCACGCACCTCGTCGGCGATACGCTGACGGGCCAGTCGTTCCTGTTCGACGAGGCCGAGGAGTTCTGTTTGCCCGTCAACTCCAATCTTTGCGATCTGCGCGTTGATTGCCGCGATGTCCGATTTGCGTTTGAGCTCTGCGCCCGGCGTGTCTTTGTCGAGCGGCGTCGCCGCGAGCGCATCGCGCTCCTTGATGAGCGCCGCCTGTTCGGCCTTGATCCCATCCGCGACCGTCTCGGTTTTGGCCGCATAGAACGCGCGCAGATCAATCAGCCCTTTCGCGAAGTTTGTCGCCTCGATCTCTTCGGCCTGCTTGTCCGCCGATTTCTGCGCGGCCAGCGCTTCCTGCGCGGCCTGCTTGATCGCGGCGACGCGCGCAGCGGCCAACGCCTTCGCGGCCGCGGCGTCCGGTGGCGCGGCAACCTGCGGCTTACTCTCCTCGAGGAACCGATCGAGCGCCGGATCTTTGTCGAGCCCGGCGGCCGGATTCGCGAGTGAGTCCTTTTCCTGCTTGTACGCCTTGATCGCTTTTACGAGTAGCGCAATCGCTCCGCCGAGCGCAAGGACGAGCGCGACGCCGGCGGCAGATACGATCGCTTCAGGCGCAGCGAGGATGGCCGCGACCACGCCGAACCCTTCAACCGCGAGCTTGAACGCCTTCAGGGCAACCGCGGCCGCGAGCATCCCTTCCGTAAAGAGAACGATGTCCGGATGGTGCGCGATGATGTCCGTGATCCCTTTCGCGATCGCGCCGAACGATTCGATGAGCGGGGCCAGTGCGAGGACCAGCCCTTTCGCCGCGGTTTTCAGGTCGTTGATTTCTTGCGTGAACTTGAGTGCCGCTGCCGCCGTCTCGCCGCTGATTGAAACCCCGAGTTCCTTCGCCTTCTTATCCGCTTCATCAAACCCGCCATTCGCGAGGTCGTGTAGGAGCGGGATGAGTTCGTTGCCAGATCGGCCGAAAATCTTCATGATCTCGGCCGTTTTCCCGGCACCGTCGCCGAATTTGGACTGTGCGTCCGCGACCTTGATGAAAATCTGATCGAGCGTGAGCCCCTTGAAGTCCTTCGCGGTCAGTCCGAATGCCGCGAAGGCTTGCGTCATTCCCGGTACGCCGCTCTGCAGCTGCGTGACCGAACGCGCGAGGAACTTGAGCCCGTTGTCGACGACTTCCTGCGAAATGCCGACGCTGGCCGCGGCCACACCGAACGCCGACAGGGCCTGCGTCGATATGCCGGTTTTCTCCGCGAGCTCACCCATATCCTTCGCGGCGGTGATTGTCTCGCTCGCGAAATGAATGGCCTCGAACAATATGAACGCTTCGGCGAGGCGCTTTGCGGACTCGGCGAATCCGCCGAACGACTTCTCGGCGCCGGCGGCGGCGTCTGCACTCGCCTTTGTGCTCGTGGCGAGCGTGCGGTTCTGGCCCTCGAGCTGCTTCACTGCCGTCGACAGCCGGCGAACGATCTCCGTCGCCTGGTCGTCTGCGGTGAGTGTTACGCGAACGTCTGCAGCGGCCATGCTATGTTAGTCTCGCACGATGGCGGGCAATTCTGGTGCGTCTGGGGTCTTCTCGTAGTGCGGGGCGAGCGCTGCCCACACGAGAATTTCGTGGCGGTATGCAGCTAACGCGCTCGCGCGGAGCTTGTGCCGGTAGGCCTGCAGCAAGTCGGCGAGCGGCCATTCGAGGATCTGGTCTACGCGGTCGCGGTCGCCGTCTGCGATCCACCGGGCGCAGTCGGCCCAGCTTCCCCTGGCGTAACGATCGAGGGCGCGGCGCGCTTGCGCGTGTGCCGTGGTTTGCGCGGCGTGCCCGTCGAAACAATCGGCGAAGGCGTCGAGGACGGGGCCGCGATCTGAAAAAAACCGAGCAGCAACCCAACGAATGCGGTCGTCATCTCCTGCTTACTCTCCGCGTCCGACAGATTCGCGAAATACTCGGCGTTCTTTTCGGCGATGGCCGGCGACCACGGCTCGTTGACTTCAACGAGCCACCCGGCGAGGAGATGATGGAACTTGCCCGAGCGGATCGCACGGACCATCACGCTGCGCGCGCCCACCTCATCAGCAAGAACGGTCGCACCCTTTGAGATGAATTCGAGGAGTTGAGCGTCCTCTAATTGCACCATGAGCCAGCCATCTTGTCGACTCGTCGTCTGCTCGGCGGGCGCGAAGAACCGCCCGCCGAGCTTGAGTACGCGCACCCGCTACCTCGTTGTCGTCTGGTAGAACGGATTCGTGGTCGAGCCGCCATACGTGCCGCCGGCGTCCGAGAGGATCTTCCCGGCCATCTGCCACTTGATCCAATCGTCCGAGATGAGCGGGACATCGCCGTCCGGCGTCAGGCTCACGTTCCACGCCAATAACTCAACGTTCGGGCCGGTGGTGTTGTTTGGCAGGAACCAGAGCCGCCCGCGAATCGTGGCCGAGTTGGCCGCTTGCACGACACTGAGGGAACTGGAACCGGCCGTGAACGCGGCCTGCACGTAGTTGGCAGTCACCGCCGTGGAATCCACGACCGCGCCGCCCACGGTGATCTGAAACACCCCCGCCGCGGGATCGAAGAGCGAGTAGTCGGTGCCCGAGACGAGGGTGACCGTTCCCTGCTTGAGCGTCGGCAGAGTGATCCCCCGCGCGCCGATACTGAAGAACTTCCCTTGGACGCTCGTGAGCGAGGCGGGAACGAGCGTCGTCGAGAACCCAGCCGCCGTCGCGTTTGCCTGCGTGAACGACGTTGTGGTTCCCATCACAATCAGCGCCAACACGTCCGGCGAGATTTCAAATCCGTCGATCTTGAGATCGATGTCGGTTTTCTTGACGGCTTGGTTATAGTTGGCCGACGTCGATGACGTATAGTCGATCATTTCGATCGTCTGCACTTTCGTCGCGATCGAGAGGTTTGAGCAGTTCCCGAGGTGCAGAAACTCGCCGGTGCGGGCACCGGCCGCGGTGAACCGATCGAATAGCACCGCGCCGCGCCCGAACGCGGTGTTGTTGGGAGATGGCGTTGCCGACATGTTAGATGATCCTCATTGCTAGGTTGGTTATGTGGCAGCGTCGGGGTTCGACGCGGATGTCACGTAGTCGATGATCCAGTCACTCGCCGCCGCCCCATAGACCTTGTCGGCCTCGGTCGCGGTCCATTGCGTCAGAAACTCGGTCGAATCGTGCGCCCGTCCGCCCCGGGTGGGATCGGCATGGAGCTGCTGCACCATCCACGAGAGGTAGGGATCGAGCGCCGCGTCCGGCGCCGAGGATCCGGCGTCGACCCGCGTTTCAATGCGGAGTTTCATCTTGCGGCGCGTTTTGTATCCAGACCGGCCCGGCCCAGTCTCGATGTGCTCTTCGATCATGTACACGAGCTGCGCCGGGAGAACGTCCGCGTGGATCGGACGCGTTCTGTTGCGGTGTACCGTGAGCCCCGCCGGTTTTCCTGCCGCACTCAGTTGCGTCACGACGTCCACGATAATGGCGTCACGGATGCTGCTCATTTCACGCTCATCGCAGCGAGACCAGCGTAAACGCGCCGTCGTCCGTCGGCAGGTAATCGCGAACGATCCGACTCACACCGTCCACCACAATGGTCGACCCCGACACCAATAGTCCGACCTGATCCGTTCGTATCAACACCGTGCGTTCCGATGCAGAGACGACGGACGAGCCGAGGTCCAGCAGATGCGCGCCGGGCGCATCGACGATGCCCAGCATTCCGGCCGGCGATCCGGTGAACGAAACAGACACGCCGAAGTCGGCGAGGAATTCGGCGAGGTTTTCCGCGAAGGCCACGTGCTTATGTCCGGTTCTGCCAGATCATGACTTTATCGATCTGGATAACGCCGAGGCTCGTGGATGACGCCTTGCTGATCCGTGCGTATGGCTGCAATGCGAGCGTTGGGACGGTCGCCATCGTGAAGGTCGTGCCACCAGCAACGCGGTTGCCGTTGATGTAGAAAATGATGTCTGCGATGTTCGTGCAGTCGATGCGCGCGACAACCCAGTCAGAGGTTGTGACCGTCACGCCCGTCGCGACCTTGCTCGTCTCGTTCGAGGTGTCGTCGTTCTCGACCGTGATGGCGCCGTTGCCATCGGCGCGGAACCAGATCGATTCCGCTACGGTATCGAGCGTCGCGTTATGGTCGCCAGCCAGTCCAAGCGCAGCGATCGATGTCGATGCCGAGGGGAGAGTCGAGAACCGGAAGCGGTACTCGATATTCAAGCCCTGGTTGAGCACGAGTTGCCGTTTGTCGTTCCACGACAGCCCCGCGAGCTGCGCTTCGCTCGTGGCGTCGAGCGACAGGGCAACAACGCCGTTTGGTGCATCCTCGACGAGCGCTTCCGTCGCGGCGCCCGTATCGAGCGCGGTCCAGTTGACCGTCGAGTCGAGGGCTTGATTGTTAAAATCGTCCTTCCAATAGAGCGGTGCCATGACGTGCACCGTCTCCTGGGTCGTCTTGTCGAAATAGCGGAGGTTCCCGCCTTCGTAGCGTGCGCCGATACTCATGAGTTATCTCCTATTCCGACCCGAGGGCCGCGAATGGTTTCGCGAAATGAGGAGGGGAAAGACGACGGGGCCACCGGAAAGGCGGGCCCCGTGCGTCATGAGGATTGTCCTACAGCGATCATGTCGTGGAGACCGTCTGCGTGGCGCCGGGATACCGCGGCTCGAGCATTTCGATGAGAATGCCGCCAAGGCGGGCCGACGCCGTACCCTCGACGCCCTTGAGGCGCACATAGCCGTAGCCGCTCGCGGCCAAGGCCTCGGCCGGAACCTCGATCTCGTACATCTGTGCCGATCCGGCCGTGCTCAGAAAGCCCGCCGACGTCGCGGCAGTGACTGTCCCCGGCGCCGCGCCCTGCACGGTAATGCGGTAATAAAACGGGACGGCCGACGTGTTCGACGGCGTCGTGTCGTCGCACGCTTCGACGGTAAAGGTTGAGGTGCCGGTTGCGCCGACGCCCCAGAACGCGATGAACCGCACGCGATTGTGATTCTTCATGCTCACGACTCGCGAGGTAGCAGTCCCGGCGAAGGCGTCAGCGATCGGCGCAAGACCCAGCTCGAAGCTGGATGAATGCGTTTTCAGGCCAGTGCTCATGTTCAGAGTTCTCCTATTGAGTGTGCGCGGCCTGGGTTAGCGCGCGGCGAGAGTGACGAACGGCGAGAGCGTGTTCGCGCCCTTATACGGCGTGACCGCCGTCTTGAGCTTCGGGGCGCCATTGACGCGGGCGACCCAGCGGAACGTGCGCTCGTTGTTCAGGAAGCGAACATGGATCGAGTTGTCGCCCTGAATCCCGCCCTTTGTGATGATCTTGTACTGCGAGAGATCGGCGAGGATGATGTCGCCGACGTCGCCCTTCGCGGAGCACTGCTCGACCACGACCACGGGACGGCCGAAGATTGAGCCGAATGGCGACGCGGACAGTCCGCCCGGCGGCATGTACACGAGCTGCCCGCTCGCGCCCGTGCCGATCTGCATCGACTGCAACTGCGGCGTGAGTTCCTGGTTGATGAACCACGCGGCGTTGGCCTGGCTCCGTGGGAGCAACCGGGACCACATGTTGATTACGTTCTCAGCTACGACGGTATCCGCCAACTGGCCCGTTTCCTTCGCCTGCGACACGGTGACGCCCGCGTTGATGATACCGAGGCACTGCGCCGCGCCGTTCCCGCGGATGATTTCGTCGTCGAGGACAAATGCGAACTCCGAGCGGAACCCTTCCTCGAACACCGACTGCATCGCGCCGGCATCCTGCAACAGGCGCTCGGTCATGTAGGCCGCGCCGATCAAATCCTCGAGGCGCAGTTCCCACTTGCCGATCTTCGGCTTTTTCCCCGTCGCGGAATCCGCTTCCGCGCCGCGGTAAATCTGAATCCCGCCCCAGCGCGATCCGGTCGCGCGGCTCGTCTCGTCGATGTAGGCGACCTCGAGTCCGTCCGAGTTCGCGGAGACTTCGGTCGTCGAGCAGCGCGAAGCCAGTTGGCCCTCACCCATCGACTCTTTGAGGAGATCGACGGCGAAGTCTTGCTGGATGAGGAACGAGCCGTCCGAGGGGACGTTCGCCGAGCCGCCGCTGGCCGCTGCCTGGACGTGCAGGAGGCGCTTGTCGACGGCGCCGCGCGTGCCGTAGGTAGCAATCGCGGCCAGTTGCTCACCGAGCGATGCGAACGGCTTCTCGGCCTCGCGGTCCCGCATGTTCGAGACGGACAGGTTCGCGGCGCCCGCGATGGGTGTCGGCGAGCCAACGCGACCCTGCAACTCGGTGCGGATCTGGACGAGCGTTTTGTCGCTCGCCTTGAACTCCATCGCTTCGTGTGCGGTCGCTCCGACGAGCGAGCACAGTTCGTCGATTCGCTCACTGCGATCGGCGCGGGCGACCTTTGCTTGCATTTCGGCAAGCGCGGCGTCCGTGGCGGCCCCAGTCTGGGCCACCGTGTTGTTATCTGGCACGGTATTCTCCTTGGCTTTGGGGGCCGCGGTGGTGGGGTGAAGCACGAGCGCGGGAGCAGATGCGCTCGCAAGTGTGCCGGTCTGGGTGACAGGCACTAAAAAGCCGCCAGTGACGGCGGCGCGGATTCGATCGAGTTGTGATTCAGTCAGCGGCGGCGGATCAGCAATTGCCGCGAGATCAGGGAATCCAGCAAACTTGTCTAGGTTGTTGAGTCGGTGCTGGTCATCGACCGCAGCGAGATTCAGCGTTCTTGTATTTGCCCGCACACGGCCAGCGGGTTTTGTTGTCAGCTCGGACAAGAGATCGTCCATCGTCGCGATGCGGTCGATCAGGCCCGACGCGAGCGCATCGGACGCCAGCAACGCGCGCCCTTCGCCGTAGCCGTTCCGTACCGTGGCAACCGACTCGCCGCGGCCCTTCGCCACGTCGGCCGTGAACATCCCATAGAACTTGTCCACGATCTCCTGCGCGTTCGCTTTCGCGTCGTCCGACAGCGCACCAAACCCTTCCGCTTTGAACTTCCCCGCAGAAATGACGGTGCGCGTGAGCCCTGCCTGCGCGTCCGCTTGCGTGTCGTCGGTATGCACCATGAGCACGCCAATCGATCCGACGAAGGCCGAGGGCGTGGCAATGACTTCCGTCGCTTGCGAGGCGAGCCAGTACGCCGCGCTCGCCATCGTGCCGTTCGCGAGCGCGTAGATCGGCTTGATGTCACGCGCGGCGCGGATCTTGGCGGCGAGCTCGGGAACGCCGGCCGTCGACCCTCCGGGCGAATCCACGTCGAGCACGATGGCCGAGACTTGCGGGTTCGCGACTAACGCGTCGAGCTCCGCACCGAACTTTTCGGTGGAGGTTCCGCCCGAAACGTCGGACATCATATTCATGCGCTGCGAGATGACGCCAAAGAGCGGCAACACCGCCACGCTCCCTTGCGCGGACGAGCTCCGCGGACCCGCGGTCTGCCCCACGCGCGCCGTGATCTCCTCACGACTCAGCCGGACGCCGGCCGCGTGGAACTCGAGCACGTCAAAAATGGCGTCCAGTTTTTCCGGCTGGATGGCCCACGGCATCGCACACGCGGCGCGGTACACGCCGTCAGTTTTCATTGTGTCCCCCTATGATCTTGAGCGCCTTCGCCGGTTTGGCCGGTGCGTTCTGATCGGGCGTATTTGGTCGTTCCGTCTGGCTGTCGCTCGGCTGGTCGGTCGTGTTCGAGTCCGCGAGTTGCGCGTTGCCGCGGGACGAGAGCAGCGGGCGAAGATCAAGCGCGAGCGGGACGTTGTACTTCTCGGCCAGCGTGATTTCTTCCTGTCGCTCCTTGAACACGTCCTCGATGTCGCGGCCCTGCTCGGCGGCAATGCGCGTGAGGCTGTTGAATCCCATCGCCACCTCTTTGCCTTTCGCGGTGATGTCCTTCTCGGGATCGATCCACGGAAACGTGCGCGGGTGCCACACGACGTCCTGGTACCGCTTCGCGTCGAACGAATCGAGTTGGAGCGCGCCTTTGAGCAATGCGTTCTTGAGCCAACGACGATAGACGCGCGTGGCGACCTTATCCTCAAAGCGCGACTGCAGCCCTTGATAGACCTCCCGCTCGGCGAGCATGCCGATACGCCCAGAGCCAAACGACGTATCCGAGAGATCGGACGAGGCTGAGAGATACGACACACGAACGCCCGTGGCGATTGTGCGCAGGATCGCCTTATCGAACTCAGAGAACGCCGTCGTCGGATGCGTTGGGTCCCAGCCCTGGAATTCCGTGTTTTCGGGCAATTGCTCGATAACGCCCGGCTCAGCATTCCAGCGGATTGAATCGGACCCGTCATCCGCGTCCAGCGCGTCGGACGGATCAGTATTGTTGATGCTCTTCAAGAACCCCATCTTGGCGGCCGCGGTGCGCGCGGCGATCAATTCCGCCTCACGGTACATGCCGAGATTGTTCAGGTCGATCAGCACCGGTGCGAACCACGTGACGCCGCGCGTCTGTCGCGGCCGGCGTTGAATGAAGTGGTGAATGATCTGATCGGCGGGGACGCGTTCGCGTTTCCACTGTCGGCCTTCGCCGAGGTGAGCCGTCAAGATCCAATAGGCAACCGGGCGGCCCCATGGGTTGAGCTCAACCCCCATCCGCACTTCGTTGACGCCTTGTGCCGGGAAGACGTTGTAGGTCCAGTCGAGACGGTCGACGTCGATAATTTCGGTCGAGAATCCGAACTCGTTATCGAACCCGTCGAGCATGCGAACTAACACCTCGCCGTCGACGACTTCCGTTTCCGTCGTTAGCGTTTGCGTTTCGGTCCACGATCGCTGGCCGTCCGCGCTCGCCGTGTCCGCCTCGCACCAACGATACCACGCGTCCTCAATCTTCATGTTGTTCTGCGCGTGGAAATCGCCTCGAGACGTTTTGACGCGCGCCTGGAGCTGGATGCCGTCCTTGCCGATCACGTTCTCGGAGAAGAGCATCGGGATGCGCGCGGCCGTCGCATTGTTGAGCACGAGTTCACGCGCGCGCGCGCGGAGGGTTGGCCCATCGGGCCGGATAGTCTGATCGGCGGAGAGCAGGGCGGATCGGGTAAAGTCCCCCATCAATCGGCCGCCGCCGGCGCCGTGATAGTTCGCTCGAGGCGAAAGCGCGGAACCCGAATTTACCTTCTGTGCGGCGAGCGCGAATGGATTAGCCACGACGCTTCACCCTCGTTGGCGCGTAGAGTCCATCCGTCACGATCACCCACAAGAGCTTCCAGCCGCCGCACGACAGGAGAAGGAGCCCGGCCGAAATCGCCCAGACCTTCCACGTCGTCAACAACGCAACGCCCCACGTCACGAGAGCCCAGCCGCCGAGCAAAGCGATCGTGAGCAGGATCTCGGCGCCGACGGCGCGCGCCCTCGCGAACGTATTAGTTGCGCGCATGTCCCAACGCGATGTGGATGGCGGCGTTCCGTCCGCCGTTCTTCTCCCGTTTCACCCGCTGCGCATAGAGCCCGTACCACTTCTCGAGCTCCAGCTTGTTCATGCGCGTGATCTGGCGCGAATGGATTGTGTACGATGCGACGTCGGAGACGGTGCCGCTCGCGGGATAGAGGAGCGACGCGATCGCGGCCAGCATCTTTTCGTTGAGACTCTGCAACGCACCGGCGGCGGCCGCGGCGGCGTTGACGACAACCTCGAGGCGTGGCAGCTGGACCGTGAACCGCTGGCCGGCGTACGCGCCAGATCCCGTGTAGTGCCGCTCGAACGTATAGGAGCCGGCCGTGATCCCCGCCGTAATCGTTGCCGGGAATACGACGGTCCACAGGGTGCCGTCGTCGGTGACGTACGCCGTCGACCATGCCGGAGCACTGACGCCGCGAATCGAGTACGACAACGCCCACCCCTCACTGATGGGGTAGATGTTATTGCAATGCGTCCAGGACCACGTATCGCCCGCGATGGCGTTCGCTGGCTCGACCGTCGGAAGAACGGGAGCTATGCGGCCCTCCAGGGCTTTGACGAATCACGTACAAAGCCGACGGCGCGCGCCAATCCGGCGGCGCCCGAACGAAGCGATCGACGGCGGTCTTCTTTCCGCCTGATGGCTTGGCGGGTCAGCGTCTCGCGTGCGATGGAAGGGGTAGTAGCTCCGGGGGGGTTCGCAGAGGAGAAGAGCTTTTCCCAATCCGTGCGCGCGGTTAGGAGACGTGGCTCACCGACAGCGAAAACGGCCGCCGAGAGGGCGACCGCTGCGGAAACTTCATGTGCTTCGACTTCGACGGGGTCGGCGCTAGAGGCAATACGCCAACCTGAACGCAAGGGGTGATTCACGGACTGAACGGTACCGTGAATACCAGTAGACGGGCTATGTCGTTCGCGTCATACCACGAGCGCGCTCGTTTGGTTGGAGTATCCCAATTCGAGTAAATCTTCGGCGTAGCGCAGCACGCGCCACGCCGGCGGACCTTGGCCTGGGAGATCGCGCGCGACGTACTCAATGTGCATTCTCACAGTGCGGACGGAGATGCCCAGACGGTTCGCGATGTGGTCGTAGTCCATTTGATCGTGCCAGAGCAACGCGATGACGCGGAACTGGCCGGGCGTGAGGCGACGGAGTTTTGCGCTCATGGTGGAAGGAGAGCGGCGATTTTTCGTTGGAGTCTCGCTAGTCCGCCGTAGTCCGGCTCGTATGTCTCGCACGTTTCGAGCATCGCTAGATCCGCTCGCGTGATCTTGTACGGTGAGTCGTCGGGCAGTGCGGCGTTGGCGAGAGCGATGAATGCCGCTGCGCCTGCGCGCGTCGGGTACATCCAGTCTTGGCCGAGCTTGTCGGCGTGATACCCAACGCCCAATCCGTCGTCCGTCACGCAAACCGCTATCTCTCCATCATGACCGGGGCGCGCGGCGTGCTTCTCCTTCCACTCGTCAGCGCTCAGCGCTGGTGCTATCTGATTTTCCACCCTGACCCCCTCGAATTGCCTCGGACAAAGTTCGATCGCGGACGCTGTTTCGCTGCTGGTTGCTGTGGCGTTGGTGCCACATCCTGCTCGGTGAGCGCTTCCGTGCGCTCTGGTTCTGCGTCGTGCTGCTCTATCGGTGCGTTCCGTCGCGCAGCGATTGCGCCCAACGTCGCGACGTTCTTCGGGCCAAGCGCATAGAGCGCCGCAAACGCGTACACGAACAAATCCAGTCCTTCGTTTCGGCGCCCTGCGATCGGACGCCACACCTTGACCGGGCGGCCTTTGACGATCGCCGGCCGCAGCTCCTCGGCCGTCAACTGATCGAAGAACACGGCGTCCAGCGTATCGGCAAAATGCACCGATCCTGGCGCGGGGACCGAACGCGGGAGCCGCAACGCGAGCATATCCTTGATCGTGTCGACGCCGACGATCCACGGCGGCCGTTCGCCCTTTCGCCGGGCCGCGTGCGGTCGACGAACGATTGCACGCCCGCGTCCATCGTCGCCCTTGACGCCGATCACGCGCACGCCTGACCGTCGACTCCACTGGTCGATGTGCTTCCATGCTTCGGACGTCAGGAATCCGGTATCTACCGCCACCGATCGGAGCGGCGCGCCGAATGGCTTGGTGAGCGCAACCCACGCCGCGTCCCATGGCTCGTCTCGCGTCGGGTCGCCGTCGTGTTGCTGCCAGTCAAACACAAACGCTTCCTCGAGCGCTGCCCAGCCAACCGTGAGCGTTTCGATCCGGTTGCTCTGAACGTCCACCCCGCCGGTCACCAGCGCGACCGAGGGCGGCGCGGTCGCCAGCGGTTCGACGCGGCCCATGAGCGTATGCACATCAATACGCTCCGCGACCGGCCGCCACGGTTGGGCCAAGACGTGCGTGATAAACACCTTGAGCCGTTCGTGATTGCCCTGGGCATTGATCCACATCGCCATGATCTGCGACCACGACCGCCACGGCGAGACGAGCCCGTTGAGATCGAACCCGACGACCGGACGGTCGGGATATGTCGCGATCCAGTGGCCATTGCGGACCATGCGCGGCTTCTCCGACTCGGGGATGAGCACCCCGCACTCTCGGCAGAGGTAGTGCGCCGTCTCGGGGATGAGCTGATTCGCGGCGTCTCGGTCGCACACCAGTCGAAATGTCCCGTCAGGATCTTTCCACGTCAGCGGCTCCGCGTATCCACACGCAGGGCAGGCGACGTGATAACGCCGTAAGTCAGACTCGGCCAGCGCTTCGGTGATTGGGCAGGCGCCTTCCTCGCCCGGCGTTGACCCTTGAATCCGCTTCGCGTTCCAGAACGTGGCTGTTCGCTCGCCGGCGAGATCCCACGGGTTGCCCTGCGTGCGAGAGTCGAGCGTCCAGCCGGATCGTTCGTCGCCGAGGATACGGCGTGTCGGTCTCGACCGGAGCTTCGACGGCGAGTTCGCGCCGAGCGCCACGAGGTAGCCACCGGGAAACACCTTGCGCTGCATCGTGTCGTCCGAGGTCCGGCGCCCGCCGTCTGACCGAACGATGCCGCGCAGTCGCGGCGATTCGGCCAGCATTGGATCCACGCGCTCCTTCATCCACGCCTTCGCCATCTCGATGTCAGGCTGAATAACGATCACGCCGGACGGATCTTCGGCCATGCAGAATCCGACGAATTGATTCAGCCCCTCGGTAAACCCAACCTGCGCCGGCTTGTTGAATACCACGTCGGGATGCGCTTCGTCGCCCATCGTGTCGAGAATTTCGCGCATGTACGGCACGCGGTCTGTTGAGTAGGTCCCCGATTCGCTGGCGCCGCTCGAGCGCGCGATCCATCCGTGACGATCGGCCCACCCGCTCACGGTCAATCGAGTCGCCGGCGCGAACCCGCGGCGCATGACTGCGGCGATCTTGCCGGCGACGAGACTCACGCGGCATCCGCGCTGTCACGGTCGGCGTCCTCCGCTTCGATCTCTTCCGCGCCTTCGGCCAGCGCGGCCAGCACATCGGCCACGAGCCCGTCGAGCGTTCGTGTCGCTTCGGCCATCGTCGCCAGTCCGATCACCCGAGGCGCCCATCGGCCGCGAATCGACAGCACTCGAGCGCGGATCACAGACACCATGCGGTCGGTCTGCCGCTCGACGTCCTCGGTCGGGACCAGCTCCCCGCGGCGCTCGCGCAGTTTGAGTTCAGCCAGGTCAGCGTCCGCGCTCAGCTTTCGCGTTCGCTCCTTCGCCTCATCCGGTGACGTCGATTCGCGATGTTCGCGCTTGTCTTGCGTCCGACGCCACTGCACACAGGCCGCGACCTCGAACCGGGGACGGCCCGACGCGACGCGATGTGGCATTCCTTTCTGCCGCCACAAGTGCACGGTGTCTGTGTCGACGCCGAACAGGTCCGAGATCTCCGCTAAGCTGACGGTTGCGATCTTTGGGGCCATGCCGTTACCGAACGTTCAGACAAAAAGTCTTCATATTCGCATATTTCGAGGTTG